ACTGGGTCCGGGGCGACGACGGCGTATTTAGACTTGATACTCTTTCTGTTTCACCTGGGCTAGTCAAGATCTTCGACGAGGTTCTGGTCAACGCGATCGATCAGCACTCTCTGCACCCCAAGAAGGTGACTGAAATCAAGGTTGAAATTCACAAGGGTGGAGTAATTTCAGTTCAAAATTCAGGAGCTTGTGTCCCGATCAAGAAGCATGCGACCGAGAAAGGGACTGATGGAAACCCACTATGGATCCCCGAGCTAATTTTCGGCCACCTCCTTACGAGCTCAAACTACAATGATGCCGAGCAGCGCGTGACTGGTGGTCGGAACGGGTACGGTGCCAAGTTGGCCAACGTCTTCTCTAGTAAATTTTGGATTGAAATTGCAGATGGTAAGAAAATTTACAAACAGAGTTGGACGGGTAATATGGGCCAAGTGAGCGATCCTGAAATCACGACCGAAACTGGGCCAGTATACGTCAAGGTTGGATTCGAGCCCGACTGGAAGCGCTTCGGTGGTCCGGGTGACTTTTTGAAGCTGGTCGAGAAGCGCACATGGGACGCCGCCATGTGGTGCTCGAAGGCTCACGTCTATTTCAATACTAAATTGCTCAAGGTCACGAGTCTTGGAGACTATGCTCAGATGCACCTCGGAGAAGTGCCGATCGCCAAGATGCACACCGACGGGACTTCTCTCGAGGTGGTCGTGGCCCATTCGACCAGTGGAGGCTTCCAGCAGTGCTCGTGGGTCAACGGCATCGCCACCACCAAGGGTGGAAGCCACGTGGACAAGGTCGTCAAGGCGCTCTGTGAGGCGATCGTGGCCGACAAGCGGTGTGCGACGCTCAAGCCGGCTCAGATCAAGGCGTCCCTCTTTGTGTTCGTACGGGCTGTGATCATCAACCCGACCTTCAGCAGTCAGACCAAGGCCGAGTGTACTTCAAAAATTCAGGAGGCCATTGATTTGAAACCAAAATTCATCAAGGACGTCCTGGCTACGGGGGTCCTCGATGACCTGGTCTCGAAGGGGCTCTCTCTGGTCGAGAAAGAGCTCAAGAAGACAGATGGGTCCAAGAAGTCGCGCATTACGGGCATTCCTAAGCTCGATGACGCCAACTGGGCTGGAACGCATCGGTCTCACGAGTGCACGCTTATCATCACGGAGGGTGACTCGGCGAAAGCGTTGGCCATTGCCGGTCTGAGCGTTGTAGGCCGCAACGCGTACGGCGTGTTTCCACTCCGGGGCAAGCCGCGCAATGTGCGGGACGCTTCTGTAAAACAGGTGACCGATAATGAAGAATTTTCCAACCTGAAGAAGATCCTCGGGCTCCAACATGGGAAGGTCTACAATTCGTTGAGAGAATTGCGCTACGGCCGTCTGATGATCATGACCGATGCAGACCTGGACGGCAGCCACATCAAGGGTCTGGTTCTCAATATGTTCCATGTGTACTGGCCGCAGCTGATCGGTCTGGGATTTGTGGTCTCGATGGTCACACCGGTCATCAAGGCGGGCAAGGTTTGGTATTTTACGGAGGAGGCGTACCGGCAGTCGCTTGCGACTGGCGTCGGCGAAGCCGTCTCTGGAGGGGCTGCGGGCTCAGGGCGACAGTCGGCTGCACCGACTGGGGTGAAATACTACAAGGGTCTGGGAACTTCGACCAGTGTAGAAGCCAGGGAATACTTCAAGCAAATTGAGCGGCTCACCGTCGCTTTCGGGGCTGATCCGACCATGAACGAGTCCATGACTCTGGCTTTCTCAAAGGCCCAAGCCGACGACCGCAAGGGGTGGCTCACGGCGCACATGGCATCGCCACCGGCCGGAGTTCCGTACGGCCACGTCAAGGCTCTCTCGGTCACTGACTTTGTCCGGCGCGACTTGGCCAACTTTAGCGCCGAGGACATCAAGCGCTCAATTCCTCACGTGGCTGACGGGCTGAAACCCTCTCAGCGCAAGGTGATCTACGCGTGCCTCAAGAAGAACCTGACGAGCGATATGAAGGTGGCGCAGCTCGGTGGCTACGTGGCCGAGCAGACGGCATACCATCACGGCGAGGCGAGCCTGCAGGGAACCATTGTGAACTTGGCTCAGAATTTCGTCGGTGCAAATAATCTGAACCTACTCGAGCCTTCGGGCCAGTTTGGGACGCGCCTTGCAGGCGGCAAGGATGCAGCCAGCGCCCGTTACATCTTCACCCGTCTGGCGCCTCTGACCCGCAAGATCTTCGACCCGGCCGACAATGCAGTCCTCGAGTACGTCGTGGATGATGGCCAGCAGGTTGAGCCGGTGTGCTACGTCCCAGTGGTGCCCATGCTCCTCGTGAATGGCGCAGAGGGTATCGGTACCGGATTCAGTTGCTACGTGCCGCCGTACGACGTGGATATCATCAAGCACAATATCAAGTGCGCCTTGAAGCAGGTGGCGATGGTCCCCATGGTGCCTCACTTCAAGGGGTTTAAGGGCAAGGTGACCAAGACGAAAGATCACACGTGGGTCCTAGAGGGGGTGGTTCAAGCCGAGGGGTCTCGATGGCACGTTACGGAGTTGCCACCGGGCAAGTGGATCCAGGATTTCAAGGAGCACCTCGACGACTTGGTAGAGAAGGGCACGATCCAAAAGTACGAAAATCACTCGACTGAGACCAGCCCTGACTTTTTCATCTGGGGCGGCGACGTCAAGGAGCTGGGCCTGACCAAGACCATCCACACGAGCAATATGTACCTCATCGGCCCGAATGGGGCGGTCAAGAAGTACGCGAGTCCTGAGGAGATCCTGGTCGACTACATTGGGATGCGACTGGACATCTACAAGAAACGCAAGGCGTTTCTTCTCAAGCAATTTGACTCTGAAATTGGGTGGCTCGCAGAAAAGGCGAGGTTCATCCGGGACGTGGCGGTGACTCCCAAACTTCATGTGTTCAACGTACCTCTGGAGAAGATTCAGTTCCAGCTCCGGCGCGAGAAGTACGACGAGGCTCTGTGGCCCAAGCTCCTCGATATCAAGACGTATCAGTACACCAAGGAGGAGGTGGACAAGCTGATGGCGCTGATAGCCAAGCGCCAAACGGAACGTGCGACGCTCAAGGCGACGAGCGTGACCCAATTGTGGAATAATAATCTAGACGAATTACAGTAGGCCCAAATGGACACCATATGGGACGCGATGAACAAATATCACATCATCGAATTTGAACAAAAAATTCAAAACAAGGTTCTGTCGGCGATTTTCGGCGACCGGCGGGACGTGGCGGCGCCCGCGACGGCTGTTCAGACGGTCATGGATGCGGTGATACCCGGCTCGGCCCCAGCGCCTTCCAAGGTGGCTCTCGTCGAGGAGTCCGCCAAGACCACGTCCGTGACTGGATTTTACAAACCGACGGGACCACAAGAACTCACCTTTTACGCGACAACTACGTGGCCAGGTTTCGCCGTCGATAAAGGCTGGAGCATCATAGGCGTCCCGGGCGTCGTGGGGAACTTGCGCGTGTCGTCTCAGGCTGAACTCGGCTCGGGGGTTGTGGACACCACCGGACTGACGAGCGAGCCGTATAACTGGAAATTCACATTTCAGACGGACACAAATCAGTACGTAGAGGGTACAACATATGCACAGGGCTCCTTCCTCTACCCACCGGGACAGGAGGCGTTCCCGAGTCAGCAGCGGTCCGGATCCATCTATGGATACTACGTCGTCGACTCGGGCCGCGCCACCTTTTTCTTTAGCGCGCCACCCCCTGACGGGACGGCTGTCGGATGGTATGTGGTCGGCCTGCCGACCATCGGACCGTCTAAAATTTCGGAAATAAATGTGCAAGCCAACTCCTTTACCAAATCGGACGCGGCGAGCACCATGGTGATAGAACCCCTGGACCGCAAGCCGATACCAAATACCGGCCGTCGCATTTACGTGAAGGGTGGGGCGGCCATGGTCGTCGAGCCCAAGTTCGTGAGTATCTTCGAGCCGGGCACAATTACAACTTCAAATTTGCAGCAGATGCCGCCAATCGAGATCAATCCGGCCGTCATGGGGGGTAAGCGCACCAAGTACATGCGTGACCTCAATACGGACATAGATGACCAGCCGAGTGCCCCGCTGAATATGATTGAAGTGAAGAACAGGGGTTTCAGTACCGGTTCTGTTCTGTCCCTGGCGGCCACGGGGCCTCAAGACGAGTTCATGTCGAACAGGGACTATGGAAAATCCAAATGGAACCCAGATTTTAAACAGCACACAAACTTTGTAATGTATCAGCGCGTCATACCGTTTCCACCCCCTAGTCCCACGTACCAAAACCAGACTATCCAGATAGAGCTCCTCCCACAGACCCTCGGCCACCTTTTGTCTAATATGTATTTCAAATGCACAATTCCGCGCCAATCTAACGCGTACGCCATCAACGAGAACATAGGCCGGGCCCTCATAAAGCAGGTGGATCTCCTTGTGAATGAGACGGTCATCGAGACGCTCTATGACGACTGGTACATCATCCGTGACCAGGTGTTTCTGGACGCCGATGAGCAAAAGGGTATGTTTAGCGTAGTCGGTGGACTTAATTCTAACGTGTCGGCATCCACATCCAACACCAATATCGACGTCGTGTGTCCGCTCGAGTTCTTCTTCTGTCGCCGACACTCGCACGCGAATGTTGACCGCGAGAGGATTCGCAAGCCCCACTTCCCTCTGTGCGCCATGTGGAACCAGAAGCTCTACGTCCGATTCACGTTCCACCCCGTGTACTGGTGGTCTAACGCCACGACCAACTTTGATATGATTAATCCACGACTCATCACGGAAGAGATTCTGTTGGACAACAAAGAGAAGCTCTACTATCAGAACACACAGCTCCGCTATATAGTGCCCAAGGTTAAGAAGGAATCGACTCTCGAGTTTTCGGGTGGTGCGCCACAGCTGCAGCTCACAGCCAACTTTCCGGTCCAGAGTCTGTTCTGGTTCTTTAGGAACAAAAATTACGAGTCTGTCCGGGACGCATCTGGAGCACCGAGCGGTCTGTACTACGACACCCGGTACAACTATGGGTACACGACAGATTACATCCAGACGGGTGTGGCCCTTGCGTTCCAGTCGTCGAACAACATCCCGAACAACTACATCGACGTTATTGATAACGCCAAGATTACTTTGAATAACGTCGATATTCTGAGTACTTTCCAGGGGTCCCTGTACTACTCCTTTAAACAACCCTTGGAGCACGCCTTGTCGGCGCCTTCGCGCAACATATACATGTACTCCTTCGGGTTGACGCCCAAGGAGTACAATCAGGGGGGATTTTTAGACTTTTCAAAGTTAAATTCACAGACGAGTACACTGACCCTAAACTTCAATCCCGCGTACACGTCTCAGATTACACAGGGATACAATCTGTACCTGTTTTACTATGGCTACACGGTTCTGGACTTTCGGGATGGCTTTGCGCGCTTGCCATTTGCTTGATGAGGTACCCTATGATTCCGTTCGTGATACACCACTTGATGAAGTTGAGCTGGGCGACCGTCGTCGTCAAGCCCTGAAAATCGATGCGGGCCGTCCGGCAGAAGGGGTCGAAGAGCTTCTTCGAGTATCCGTCCAGGCTCGACTTGTACGCGACGTGGACCGTGAACATCTTACCGTTCGGAGCCGTATAGGTCACGTGCTGATTCTTGGAATAGTTGGTCACGAACCACTCCAATTTACGAAGTGAAATTCCAGGGCGGCTACTCCGTCCCCCCAGAATTTCATGAAGCTGGGCCCTGTTTTCGGTCACTTCAAAAAATCGAGCGAGACTCGTCAAGAGAACCTCCGATTTCGACATTAAATTAAGTACGTCCTATTTCTCTAAGAGTCCCATGGGGCAGAACCGTCGTCTTCAACCACAGGGGCCGCAGGCTCTTCAGGGCCCTGCTTTCTGTGAAACTTGCAGAATCCGTTGGCGAAGGGTGTTTTGAGACAGCGCCGGCCCGATTTCAGAATACCCTTGCAGACCGTAATATCTAGACTGACCGTGTCCTTGATGAGTCGGGACATCGGGATCTCGTACAGCCCTGAGATCACCTCGAGTGCAGTCGCCATGCGTAGCTGCACACGGCGGGTCACCTCATCCTCGATCAAGTCGAGGATCTGCTTCTCCATACTACTACTGGGGTGTTATTGTTTATGGACCTTTGCTCCGAACATGGTCAGAAACGCCTTGCGCGCCGCCACCTCAGTGGAACTCTCCGTCTTGGCCATGAATTTCTTGTCGAAAATCAGATCGGCACTCACGAGAGGCTCGAGCAGGTCCTGTACGGGCTTTTTGAACTGGTTCGTGAAATAGTACTGGAAATCAAGCGGTACATTCTTCTCCGTGACCCACACAGGGTCCTCCGCCTTTTCGTACATCCTTCCTTCACCCTTGACGATCACGAAAGAGACGCGGTCGCCCTGTTGAGGCTCTGAACCTGGTGCGCGCGCCCGAATCTTGTCCCGGACCGTCACATGAGGCATGGGCACCTTGTACGCGGATGCGAGCTGCTTACTCATCAGAAGCTTCTCCATGGGCACCTGACCCTGGATCAGGTTCCGGGCGGCGGCTCGAGCCGTCTCGATGACCGGTACAGGGTCGCTCGACTCGAGAATCTGTCCCAAAAGACCCTTGAGCGTCTCGCGCACGAATGGACAACTATCGCGCCTGACCACCTGCAGACCCTTGACGTCAATCTTCTTGAAGGCGATTGCACCCATTTTGTCCTTCTCATACATCTTGGCCGCGTAGCGCTTCTTCGAGTACAGAAAGTACGGACAGTAAACCTT